GTTCAGTTTGCAGAAGTTGAAGAGCTCGCAGAGACTAACCGCGGAGATGGTGGGTATGGGTCGACTAATCAGCCCATCGACATCGAAGACCCTTTCCTTGATTCCTAATCATTAAATCCAACAACCATGATTAACCAAGTCCAACTAATCGGCCGCCTCGGCAAGGAGCCCGAAATCAAGACAGGCGAGAACTACACACTCGCGACGTTCAGCCTTGCCACTTCTGAAAGCTACAAAGACAAGTCAGGAGAATGGCAGGAACAGACCGAGTGGCACAACATCAAAGCCTGGGGCTACAATGCCCAGCGCTGCGAAAAACTCAACACGGGAGACCTCGTGTGGGTGACTGGAAAGATACATTACGAGTCATACGAGGTTGAAGGAGTCAAGAAATACCGAACTGAGATAATTGCCTCACAAATCCGCGCGCTTAAGGTAAGCGGAGAGGGACAGACGGCGCAAGAGCCTGCAGCGCTTCCTGCTGGGGATGATGATGGTTCAGATATGCCTTTTTGAAAAAAAAGTTACCAAAAACTTTCAAAATGTAATACAATGTTTTACCTTTATGGCATCAAATTAACCATTAAAAATTTTAAGCCATGAAAGTAAAGATTGATTCACACGTCATTTACGAAGTTTCCGGAGTAGTTGACTACTTGCTTACCAGCAGGCATGACCTTTGGGATTACGTAGAAAACAACTACGATGTCTCTGAGGATACTGTTGACGATTACAATGAGCAGTATTCAGAAATTCCCTTTGATTACGCAGACTTTACTTATGAAGAAAAATTGCAGCTTGCCTACGACAACGACTTTGAGCCAGATCCAGTTGAAATATTTCAATGGTACATCGTGAGTGAGTGGATGTATGGCAGGCTTAAGGAAAAAGGGGCGCCAGTCCTTTCTTTTGAGGGAACCAAATTTTGGGGCCGAACAACTTATGGCCAAGCCATCTACATGGACGGCATAATCAAAAAAATATTAGAACAATTTTGATAAACTAATGGGGCAGGCTTCGGTCTGCCCTTTTTAATTAAATAATCATGTACACCAAGAAAATACAGAAGTTGATAAAGGATTATGAGGCTCGCGCTGAACAATCAGATGTTATTGTAAAAATAGACCCAGTTTTGCCTACCGTATTGGTTCAAACCTATGATGGTGAATACTTTTTTCAAGAGCACCAAGCAACTGATCTTCTATCAGAATGCCCGGATTATCTTGACCCCGAGGTATGGCTGAAAGTGTACGCATTGAGCTGGTAATTGGAAATGAAACTGATAAACACTACCTTGCGTTAAAGAAAGCAGAAATTTATAAACCGATAAAATGCCACTACCAACTAAGCGACCAACAGAATCAAAGAAGGAGTTTGTATCTCGCTGCATGAGCGATGATAAGGTGATTAAAGAGTTCCCAAATACTTCCCAAAGGGCGGCTGTGTGCTATGCGCAGGCGGAGAAATCAAATAACAGAAGAAACTCAAAAAGATGAATCAAAAAATCCAACTCTCTAAAATCAATCTTAATAACGGCCAACTTGAAGGTGTGCCCAAAAACCCAAGGTTCATTAGGGATGACAAATTTGAGCACCTAAAAAAGTCAATCGAGGAAGACCCTGAGATGATTGAACTCAGGGAATTGATTGTTGTGCCACATGAAGACAAGTACGTTTGTATTGCCGGTAATATGCGCCTGAGGGCTCTGCGTGAGCTTGGGTATAAAGAAGCCCCTTGCAAGGTCATTGATTACGATGACAAGAAGCTACGAGCCATTGCGACAAAGGACAACATACCTTATGGTGAATGGGATTGGGATCTGGTGGCTAATGAATGGGATACAGATGAATTATCAGAATGGGGATTTGAGGTTTGGCAAAATAATAATCACAATGAATTGACTGAAGATGATTTTGATATAAATGAAGAATTTGATCCAATCGGCATATCTTCTGGAATTAGAAATGTTAAATTTATATTTGATGGCGATGAAGAAGCCGAATCATATCTTAATAGTATAAGGGTTGAAGTCAAAAAAATTGGAGCTGCATGGATTGTAGACCTCAGTACCCAATCTATATAATCTCAAAAGGGAGGTTTGAAAAACCACTAACAGCAAATATATTTTTGCAAAATAATTTGCATTTCTATATTGCTGTTGAACCGCAAGAGTACAATGATTATGTTAAATCAATAGGAGCAAAATATGTATTAAAGCTTCCCTTCTCAAATTTAGGTTTAGGTTCATACCCAGCAAGAAATTTCTGTTGGGAGCATTCAAAAAAAAATGGTTATAAATACCATTGGCTTTTTGATGATAATATTATTCATTGGCTTAAATGGATAGATGGCAAAAGAAAAAGAATAAAAAATATCAAGTGCGCTCTAACTTATGTTGAAAAATTTACTACAAGTAAAAATATAGATATTGGAGGATTTGAAGAGTATAATTTTGTTCGTGAAATTCCAAAAAAGCCTTTCAAAATAAACTGCCATGTTTATTCTGCAATGCTAATTAAAAATAAATTGCCTTTTAGATGGAGGTTAAAATATAATGAAGATGTTGATTTATGCTTACAGGTACTGCATAATGGAGGAAGTACTTGCTCATGTATTTACTATATGGCCAACAAGGTTAGTACTGTTGAAAAAATGAAAGGAGGAAACCAGGATGAACTTTATAAAAATAATGACCCAAAAAAGAAATTACTTAAAGCAAAAATGTTAGAATCTGTATGGCCACAATATGCCAAAACAGTTATTAGATTTAATAGAATCCATCATTTCGTTGACTGGAAAGTATTTTCAGTTAAACAAAAATCGACATTAAATAGTAAAAAGAAGAGCTAATGCCAAAGGTGGATATAATTAAAACATCATTGATAGAAGCTCTTGAAAAAAATTTAGGAGTAGTAACTGCTGCTTGCAAACAAGTTGGGGTTAATCGTAGTACATACTACAATTATGTTAATTCAGATCCTGAGTTTGCCGCAGCTGTAAAGGATATCGACAACATTACGTTGGACTTTGCGGAATCCCAACTATACAAGCAGATTAAAAATGGCAACATCACGGCAACCATCTTCTTCCTCAAGACAAAGGGTAAAAAAAGAGGATATGTGGAGCGGCAAGAAATTACAGGAAAAGACGGCCAAGCCATCAACCAAACACAAAAAGCCGACTACTCAAAACTCTCCGTCAAAGAACTTGAACAGCTTTATCGACTTATCGACAAAGCATCAACTGAGGATTGAGTTAGCACGCAAAAGTTTCAAGTATTTCATTCAGTCAACAATGCCAGAATATCAGTTCTCCTGGCATAATCAACTACTCATTGACAAGCTCGAATCCTTTGCACGAAAAGAAATAAAGCGCTTGATGGTGTTCATGCCTCCGCGTCACGGTAAGTCTCAGTTAGTCAGCCGACATCTTCCTGCATACCTTTTCGGTCAAAACCCAGACGCACGAGTGATTGCCTGCTCATATTCCGCAGACCTTGCTAGCTCCATGAACCGAGACGTTCAGCGAATAGTCGACTCTGATGATTACCGCGACATTTATCCCGAGGCGCAAATTAACTCAAAGAATGTGGTTACGACCCAAACTTACTTGAGGAACTCGACAATCTTTGAGATTGTAGGCCGAAAAGGTTACTATGTCAGCGCTGGCGTCGGTGGCCCAATCACAGGTAAGGGCGCAGACTTCGCCATCATTGATGACCCGGTAAAGAATGCAGAGGAGGCTAACAGCCCGACCATTCGCTCCAAACATTGGGAGTGGTACACGTCAACCTTTTACACGCGACTTGAGAAGGATGGCTCCATTCTCATCACACTTACGAGATGGAATGAGGATGACCTTGCTGGCCGATTGCTGAAACTCCAAGAGCAAAGCCCCGAGGCTGACCGATGGGAGATAGTCACATTTCCAGCCATCAAGGAAAACGATGACAACGCTGACGATCCTCGCCAAGTTGGTGAGGCGCTTTGGCCTTTCAAGTACCCGGTTGACAAACTAAATGCAATCAAAGCCTCAGTCGGTTCGCGCGTCTGGGCATCACTTTACCAACAGCGGCCAGCCCCTGAGGAAGGCGGCCTCATCAAAAAGGACTGGTTCGCTCGATATCATCCCGAGCAACTGCCTCCCAATCCTGTCGTGAACTTCTACCTCGATACCGCATACACCGAAAAGCAAAACAATGACCCGACTGCCATCATAGCCTACACCATCCATCAGCAAAAGCTCTACATCTTGCGATGCTCTGCTGTCAGAAAAGAATTTCCGGAACTTATACCCTATATTATTTCGTTCGCAAACGAGAACGGATACACGACTCGCTCGCGGATAGTCATCGAGCCAAAAGCCTCGGGGCTGTCCGTGATTCAAACTTTGAAAAAAGAAACAGGCCTCAACGTGATTGCAGACAAGCCGCCAAAGGATTCAAAGATTACCCGAGTGAATGCAGTCAGCGCCATCATCGAGGCTGGCCGCGTTCTGTTACCCGAGGCTGGTGGTTGGGTGGATGGATTCATTTCTGAGTGTACGGTGTTCCCAAATGGAGCGCACGATGACCAGGTAGATTGCCTTGTCGGCGCTATAAATCAGTCATTTAAGCCGCGAAGTATCGCACAAATGATATAAATACCCTAATTTTGCATAAATTACACCCACAATGGTGACAATCGAACAGGGAATACAAGCATTGCAGGATACGGTCAAGTTTGACCTCCGCCATCCGCACTACAACGACACAGTTGAGCTGTCTGAGTTCTTATACAAGCTGGTCTCAGGTAAGGAGCAGGAGGAACTCATCACTCACTACAAGATGCGCGAGACCGACGAGCAGAAAGCGCAGCGCGTCCACCTGACTCGCACGATGACCAAGTACGCCTCCCAACAAATCATGAATTTTTTCGGCCGGGTTCGCCGCTCAGACAACCGAAAGAAAACCGTCAAGCACGAAAACGAGCAGTCCCTTGAGCTGATTCAAGCGCAAGAGATGAACTTCCATGCTGGTCA